GAAGCTATTGGTCCTCAGGTCCAAGTCACCAGCGGTGATGTGTCCGTCATCTACCAGGGTGATGTGATGCTGGGTCGTCTGGCTTGCGGTTGTGATTACCTCAACCCTGCTGCAGCCGTTGAGCTGTACGTTGGTGCTACTGCACCTACTGCATTCTGATCCTTTTTTGGGGGCTCCTTCGGGGGCTCCTTTTTTTTAATTTCTTATTGAGAATGATAATCAATGGCTTTTCCTACCACTAATGCAACACAGGAACTACCTGCTGTTAATCAAATTTTGCAATCATGTGGGCAAGCGCCTGTCACTACCCTAGATCAAACCAACCCGGACGTTGCGATTGCCTATGGGACTTTGTTAGAAGTCTCTCGGGAAGTACAGGCGGAAGGTTGGTCATTTAATCGGGAACTTAACTATGAAATGATTCCTGATAATAACAACGAAATCCAAATTCCTAACAACGTACTCCAAATTGACCTATCATCTAACCCTAATAATATGAGTTATGATGTCGTAAGGCGCAATGGTAAACTATACGACAAGATCAGCCATTCCTATGATTGGGCTGAAGGTAAAGATAACGTCGCTTGTGATATTATCTGGTTGTTTGACTGGGTTGACCTACCTAAACCTGTTCAAGATTATATTACCGCAAGAGCTGCTGTAATTGTATCTAGTCGTATTGTAGGTGATCCTAATCAATACCAGATGCTTCAACAAAAAGAAGCTTATTCACGAAGTAATTTGATGGAGTATGAGTGTAATCAAGGTGACTACACCTTCTTTGGACACTCAGGTGAAACAAATCACTATCAATCTTACAAACCGTTCCACGCGCTTTATAGGTAATGCCAGCAGTAACTCAACGAATCACAAATTATTTAGGTGGGGTATCAAAACAATCAGACGATCGTAAACTGCCAGGTCAAGTACGTGAGTGTTACAATGGCTACCCTGACCCCACCTTTGGCTTGACTAAAAGACCTGGGTTTGAACATGTTTTAAATCTTGGAACTGGTACGACTTATGATGGCGGTAAATGGTTCTACATCAACAGAGATGATGATGAAGAATACATTGGTGTTATCAAAGGTACAAGCATTAGTATTTGGAACGCACAAAGTGGTGCTACTTGTACTGTTAGTTATCCTGATGGAACTGGTTACTTAAATGGTACTAAAGATAATTACAAAATTATCACAGTACAAGACACTTCTATTATTATTAACACTAACACAACAGTTACAGTAACAGCTGCACCTTCTTACACACCAAACCGTAAAGCTAGTGTTGTGCTTAAGCAGTATGGTGATGCTGAAACTTACTCTATTGATGTTGTGATTGGGGGTACAACATATTCTGCCACTTATAATACCAGCTCTTCTGATGATGTTAACTCAGTTCTTACTGATCTGGAGAGTGATCTAAGTGGTACTCCTGGTCTTACAATTACACGTTTAAGCAACTCTTTAGAACTAAAATGTACTTCTGATATGGAGGTACATGCGGAAGGTGGTATTACTAACACATATTTAGTCTCTCTTGAGGATGAAGTAGCTGATGTTTCTGATCTTCCAGATAAATCAATTCAAGATCGTATTTTAAAAATCGTCAACACTGGAGCTGCTGAAGACGATTATTGGGTTAAATTTATAGCACACGATGGTGTGAGCGGTGAAGGTTATTGGGAAGAAACAGTTGATCCTTCTGTGTCTACTGGTTTCACCAACTCTACAATGCCTCATGAGCTTGTTAATACAGCTGTAGATACATTTGTCTTCCGTCAAATTGATTACGAAGATCGATTGGTTGGTGATGATACTACCAACCCACAACCTAAGTTTGTAGATAACAAAATTACTGCTGGTTTCTTCCATAACAATCGTCTTGGATTTTTATCTAAAGATAATGTAATTATGAGCAGGTCTGGGGATTTTTATAATTTCTACGTTAAGACTGCTCAAACTTCTATTGATAGTGATCCTATTGATATTAGTTGCTCTTCTACG